AGTTCCCAGAATGTAACAGCTCTTTTCACCCAGCTTAGAGGAGAAAACCATGAGCGCACAAGCCTACAAAGAAGCACAGCGTAAAGCTCTTCAGGAACTCTTCCCCTCCCTTCGGGAGAAAAAGCAGGGGAAACAGGGATGAGAGAACTTCTTAAAGTCCTAGCCCTAGGAAATGCAGTAGAAAATCCTGCGAAGTGGAAAAAGAGACAAATCCTCTTGACAGCTATCAGCGGAGGGCTTACAATGCTCTTCAACTTCTTGGACTATTATGGAGTTAAGCTTCCCTTCGAGGTCTCGGCAGAGGTCATCAACAATATTTCCCTTTCTCTACTAGTTGTAGGTAATGGGGTTCTGACATTAGCAACAAGTAAAACAGTAGGACTCCAGCCTCCGGCTGGGGAATCCAACCCTTAGCTTCGGAGCTGGGGAAATAAGTCTCCTTTCGAGGTGCATATAGATTCCCCAGCTGTGGTGAAAGTCCTACTAGTTTCTCTCCTAAGAAGGAGTTTTTAAAGTGGAATACTTCTATATCTTCCTCATCCTCTTTGTAATTCTTGCAGGATGGAGACTTTTCCGCATGTTTGCCCAGCACCTGGAAATTAAAAACGAAGTCAAGAAAGAGAAGGAGAAGAAAAAGCATGGAACTTCTGCCCGCCGTTACCGCATGGCTAGACTCCCGGACTAGGGTTCTTAAGAAGCAAGTTACAGATCTTGTTACAGACCCAGTAGGCCATGTGGAGAAGCAATCCTTCAATGCCGTGGAAGACGCCTCCAACTTTGTAGATAAAAGTAGAGAAGATCCAATGGCCTGGGTAGAAGTCCTTGCAGGGAATGGAATGGTAGGAGCCTTTAGACCTGTGGGTTCTAAATTGCTTCCTTCGGTTTTAAAGGATATTAAAACACTGCTAACTCCTTCCCCCTCCAGACCCTCTAACCTATCGGGGGATATCATTGATAAGATCAGTGATAAAGCCTTGCAAAAATATGGAGCTTCTGACTTCCCCCTTGACCCTTTTCTAGGACATGTAAAAGGCTCTCCCTATGGAACTCCTGATAAGCTACTTGCTGACCTGTTCGTAGAAAAAGTTCCTATGTCCAGCTATGGCCCAAAAGCTCGTAGCTTTACGGAGTTAGCTGCCCGTACGAAGAGGCTAGTAGTTGCAGGAAAAAGGGAGCCTTCGTACCTGGATGAACGGCTAAGGATTCAACAGGCTGATATCTATGCCTATAGGGATTCGCTAGCTACTAAGGAGCCCCTTTTTAAGGTAGGCCCTTTAGACGCGGCTGTGGATCTTCGTCAAGGCTCTATGAACCTTGCAGAAATCTTACAGGATTCAAAATTCACTCCAGATCAACTCTCCAAGAAGTCTCTCGAACAACTCGTTTCCATAGGTAAGAAAGTAGAGGCAGCTCAGCTCAAGGAAGCCTCAGTAATTAAAGACTTCACAGTCTCCCGTTCTGCCCAGCTTAACAAAGAACAGGGTCTCCCTAAGGGTTTCGTCGAGCTTAAGACTCAGCAGGACCTAGGTGCAGAGACTGAGTTCATGAATAACTGTGTAGGAGCGGGTGGTGCTCATCCTCAGACTGGCAAGTTCCTTCCCAAGTGGCATCCTATCACAGGAGAGCAGATTACCAAGGGTTTTGCAGAGGATTCCGGAGATCAATACTGGAAAAGACTGCAAAGTGGGAATGAAAGAATCTTTTCTTACAGGCCAGAAGGGCTTCCAGTTGCTACAATCAGGATGGATACTAGAACTGGAGATGTCATTGAAGCTCTAGGAGTTGAGAACAGGCCGATTCCGGAATCCATGGCTAGGGAGATTAAACGTTTTACAGACCAGAAACGGGGGGAATTCCTTGGGTTTCCTTTGGCTTATAAGTATAGGCAGATGGGCTCCATGGATGCAAGAAGATGGGACGTTCCTCTAGAGTTGGAAGCTTTGTTAAGACCACACGGGCCTGGATTTGTGCAGAGAGCGGAGTGGAATAGGCAGGATAACCTCAGAAGATTTCAGCAGTTTGAAGCTGGGGACTGGTTAGCAGAATAGAAAGGGAAAGAAAAATGACAGACATCGTAAAGGAAGCAGAAGATTCCCCTGAGAAGTCTCAGCAGCTTGAGATTATCAATGCAAATATCTCGGATATCTATGAGCGTTGCAAGGTAGATATCAACTTCTTCGCCTCCCTTTGCATTCCCTCCGTTTGCATTTACGCTCTTCCCCTGTTCTACATTGCCTGTTTCCAGCTCATAACTCAAAGAGATGTCTCAGTCCAGAGTGTATTCCGCTTTGCACTGGGACTTCCTCGTGGACATGCTAAGACCACCTTTATCAAAGTCTTAATTTGCTGGTTTCTCTGCTATGACAAGGCCAAGTTTATCCTGATCATTTGTGCGGATGCTAAACTTGCCGAACTTCTTCTAGCGGACATCCATTACATCATGGGCAGCCCTGGAATTGTCTCAGTTTACGGGGATTGGGAACAGGGACTCTCAATTGATTCTGCTGACACTAAGAAGAATCAGTATCATGGTGACTCGGTATCCCTAGTTGCAAGAGGTTGGTCTGGTGGAGTTCGTGGTATTAACCTGCACTTCCAGCGCCCTGACTTAATCTTCTGTGATGATGCTCAAACTCTAGCTAATAGTGAATCTGAGACTGAGAGTTACACGCTCCTTAAAACTCTCACAGGCTCCATTTTCAAAAGTATTACCCCGCATGGTAACCCTCTAATCCTTTATGTGGGCAACATGTATGGAGGGGCTTGCATTCTAGCCCAGTTAAAGAAGTCAGACTCCTGGCATTCTATGATTACTGGAGCAATTCTGCAGGATGGCAAGCCCCTCTGGCCCGAGTTACATTCCCTAGAAACTCTCATGGAAAGCTACTATCATGATGAGTCTTTGGGAATGAGTCACGTCTGGTTTGCAGAGGTAATGAACGATCCGACGAACTCTGCTCAAAGTATCTTCCCGAATCCTCTTCCTGATTCTCCCATTGAAGAGTTTGAACTAGAGCAGGCTGATGGGGCTTTCATAACAGTTGACCCCGCAGGTTTCAGAAAGAATAGTGACGCTAACGAAATCATTGTTCACCTGAAATTTGGTGAGATGTCAGCCGTAGTAGATAGAGCCTCCTCTCACAAAGATCCAACCCTTACCGATCCTGAGCAGATTATCCTTCGTACACTAGCCCTGGCAGTTAAGTGGAGATGCTCATTGATAGGAATTGAGGGAACTGGCTACCAGCAGACTCTCCAGTTCTGGGTTCTCAAGTACATTGTAAAGTTAGGTATCACAGATCTTGCAGTCGTAGAACTTAGCCCTGCCAATAGAGCTAAAGAGTACCGGATCAAGCTTTACATAGCAGAACTCTACAAAAAGAACTGCTACATCCACGACATTGAAACACGCAGAGACTTTACCTGGCAAGCCTCAACTTACAAGATGGGTGTGAAAACCAACCGAGATGACTTGCTGGATGCCTGCGCTTATGGCATTGACGTAAGAAATCAATATTGGGATCGTATCCGTCTCCTAGATCACGGACTAACCATTGATGGTGAATGCAGGGTAGTCACAGATAACACTCCTTTCTAGGATTTCAAATGGCACAGCAATTAAAACCTGAAGTACAGAAGAATATCCTCGAGCTTGCCAAATTCATTCTCTCTGAGCATCGTTCTCAGACCGAGATGTGGAGCAAGATGGAGGCAATTGACGTAGCTTACGCCCGTTACGTTACCAATAAAGATCCTAATAACGGGGTAGTTAATGGAGAGGGAATAGATGCGGCCACTACTCCTGTTGGTGTGTTCAATGCTCCTTCTACCACTCCTCCTGTTGTGGTTTCCCAAGTGGATTCAATGGTGGCGTATCTGGCAGAGGTATTCCTGTCCGGCTATCCCATCTTTCCAGTGGTGTCTAGTCCATCTAATCATGGGGATGCAGAAGCACTGGAAGCTTTGCTTGATGATCACAGTACTCTCGGTGGTTATCCTCGTGAGCTACTTATGTTCTTTCGGGATTGTATCAAGTATAATATTGGAGCAGTGGAAGCTGACTGGACTTCAGTAGATCAGTATCAAGTGATGGATGACTTGCTAACCGAGGATCAGGTTTCCCTCCAGAAGAAAGCTGTTCACTTCACAAAGCTTAAACGTCTCGACCCTTACAATACTATTCGAGATAGAAATATCCTTCCAGGTGAATGCTCTAAGGATGGCGATTACGCAGGCTATATTGAGATTCTCTCTAAGCCTAAGATGAAGAAGTATCTTAACAAGATCTCTCTCAGTGGTGGTGCAATGAATGTCACCAAGGCTTTGGAGGGTTACATTACTTCTGACGCTCCTAACTGGAGAATCCATCCTCAGGTTTCCGAATATGTAGCAGCTCGTAAGCCTACTAGTTCTGTAGATTGGAACGCTTTCCTAGGTGTTAAATCAGAGGATACTCCTAGAGGTTTGGTAGGAAACTACGAGAAGGTAACCCTTTATGTTAGAGTCTCCCCAGGTGATTTGGGAATGCCTGGCCCTAAGCCTAACACTCCTCAGATTATCAAGATAGTAGTAGTTAATGGAGAGACACTAGTCCTAGCAGAGCGAATGACTTCTGCTTATGACTATCTCCCCATTCTTTTCGGTCAGCCTCAGGAAGATGGTCTAGGAGAACAAACGCAGTCAATAGCAGAGAGCTCAATTCCAATTCAGCAAGCTGCTAAGACAATGTTTAACATCTCTTTCAATGCAGCTAGAAGGGCAGTCTCAGATAGGGCACTTTATGACTCTAGCAAGATTAACCCTAGGGATATTAATGCTCCTGTCCCTGCGGCTAAGATTCCAGTCAGAGTTAACTCTCTAGACGGTCAAGGTCTGGACAGCGCTTACAAAGCTATCCCCTTTGATTCTCGTGGAACTGAGAATGCAATGGCTTACGGAATGCAAATTGTAAGCTTTGGTAAAGACCTCTCAGGCTTGAATGGTCCTCAGCAAGGGCAATTCCAGAAGGGTAACAAGTCAGTCAAAGAGTGGAATGATACCATGGGAGGCTCAGACAATCGTCTTAGACTTCCAGCTCTCACTCTGGAATATCAGTTCTTTGTTCCCTTGAAGGAGATGCTTAAGTTTAATATTTATCAGTATGGTGAAGATGCAATTGTTACTTCTCAGAAATCAGGTGAGGAGCTTGCAGTAGTTATCTCCCAATTGAGGAAGAAAGTCCTTAAATTCCGTATTGCAGATGGCTACACTCCTAAGAGCAAGCTAGCTTCCACGGAGATGATTACGCAATTGATGCAACTGATCATGCAAGCTCCGATTCTCCAGCAGGCTTATGGTGCAAGTCTTCCAAATATGGTAGCTCACCTTGCACAACTTGGAGGTATTAGGGGACTTGATGAATACAATCCTCAGGTAATGCAACAAGTTCCTCCTCCTTCAACGCAGCTGGGTCCTTCTGGTGATCCAGTTCAGCAGAATACTGAGAATGCTCAAAAAGATCAGACCTTAGCTTTACGTCAGCAAGCTATCCAGTTGAGACAGCAAGAACTGATAAATAGGGGAGCCTAAGATGCAATTACTTGACTTAGTATATCCTGAGGAAGTTCTCTCAGAATCCGAGCAGCAGCTGTGTTTTGAAGTTTTTGCTCACAATGCAGCAGTAAGGAAATACCTCCGAATCATGGGGGCAGAAAGTGGGAAGGAGCTTATAGGAGTTTCCACCCTAAATTGCAGTGCAGAGAAATTGGTGCAACAACACTCAATAGTATCTGGTAGGCTATCAGTAATTACAACCCTTCTAAATATCGGAGTAGAGCCATGAGTTTCATGTCAGCCATTATGGGCAAAAGCGCCTCAGAACAAGCCCCTCAGCAGCAACAGCAACAGCAACCAGTTCAGCAACAGCAACAAGTCCCGGAGAAGGTAGAGATTCCAGACCCGATGGCTGTCTATTCTAAGATGTTCGAGGATGCGGCTAAAGTTACAACTGAAGGTCCACCAGCTTTCAATCTGGATAGCGAAACTCTTAGCAAAGTCTCCAGTCAGATGGACTTCATGAAAGGAGTGCCTCCTGAATTGCTAGAGCGCGCACAAAATGGCGAAGCTAAAGCCATGATGGAGCTTATTCAGCATACGAATAGAAATGCTTACGCAGCAGCCCTAGACCATGGAACGAAACTTACCGATACCTACATGGGTCGCAGGGGTGAGTACGATAAATCCGCAGTGCAAAGTAGTGTTAAAACCTCCCTTCTGGATCAGGCAGTGGCAAGTCAGGCTAACCTTAAAAATCCCTTGGTGAAACAAGAGGTAGCTCGTATTGCACGGGAATTCGCTAAGAGCTCTCCTGATGCTAACCCCTCAGAAATTGTCCAGCAGGCCATGAATTACTTTAATGATATTCATGCTGCTATCACTCCCCAGCAATCTCAGGAACAGCAAAACAAACAAGCTGGCCAGGTAGATGACTGGGAAGCCTTCCTCACACAATAGGAGTTTTAAATAATGGCACTAATGAATGGTGTTTTTAACACCCAACCCCGTACCGGTCTTCCTGCAGAACTTGCTGCCAAAAGTCTGGCTGCTACACTTATGCGTCTGTTCCCGAATGGAGCTAGCCCTATCTTGGGTATGAGCTCCATGATGGGTACTACGACTGCTAAATCTTCGACTCATGGCTACTTCAGCAAGACTGCGGAATTTACGGTTACTACCCTTTCCGCGAACTATGCAATTGCGGCTGCTACCATTTCAGTTGCTGATGCTTCTGGCCTTGCCGCAGGGGACTTGATTCATAACGTAACGTCCCGTGAGAACATGCGCATTACCGCAGTCGCGGGTACAACCCTTACAGTCACTAAAGCCTTTGGCCGAGTTGCAGACTCTGCTGGTACTTCTGGCCAACGTATTATCCGGATCGGTACGGCTGCTGCGGAAAATAGTAATCGTCCTGGTGCTCGTCAGTTCCCAACTGTCTATGTTCCTAACTTCACTCAAATCTTTCGTAATGCTTGGGCACTAACTGATACTGCTCGTGCCTCTATGATGGAAAGTGGCTTTGAGAACGTAGCGGAGAACCGTCGGGATTGTAGCTTTATGCACACCCTGGACCAAGAGACCGCACTCCTCTGGGGTCAGGCAAAGATGGATACCTCCGGTGCGCAGCCTATTCACACTACCCAAGGCATCATTGATGCAGTTCGCCAATATACCAGTAACGCAAACTATGTGACGGCGAACGCTACTACCAACTTGACGGAGCTTACGAGTTACGCAGCTAAAGCTTTCAAGTACTCTACGGATCTAAGCAATCCTCGGATGCGTTACGCCTTCGGTGACGAAACAGCAATTAACGTGATGAACCAGATTGCCAAGCTGAACGGTACTACGAACTTGACGCCTGATAGCACTACGTTCGGTATGGACTATCAGAACTTTAAGCTCTATAAAGGTACCTTGCGTCTGCTTGAGCATAGTCTCCTAAACGGCTATAATCCGACTGCCGGTCGTCTCATCATCCTTGACATTCCCTCCATCAAATTGGCTTACATGGCTGGTCGTAATGCTAAGACTGAAGAGTACGGTACGGGTGGTAAGGTTGTCGAGAACGGAACTGATGGTGTTGGTGGTAGCCTTACTTCCGAGTTTGCAGCCGAGATTCGTAATCCTTGGGGCTGTGTAATCATCGAAGGTCTTACGGCTGGCGCCGCGGGCTAATATTTTCGCCCACTATTCAACAGACTAACTCCCGGTCTTTCCTG